TCACCGACCTCAAACGTGCCGCCAACCGTAAACTGAGTAATCTGAGGCTGTCCGCCAACGGCGTCTACGCCGTCTAGCATATTCACAACCTGGGTGCCGACATTAATGGGAATCTCTGCCGTTAAATCCCCACCAATCACAACTGCCAGTGTCAAATTATTGGGAGTTGTGCCATTGTTGATAGTCGGAGAAACTTTGATCGTCGCGCCGTCTGCGTAAGCGATGTACTCAGGCGAAGACGTATAAGTTCGTATTTGAGCAGCCACAGCCTCTGCGGTGGCCGTATTAGACGCAGCCCAATCAACCGGCGTGGAGAGAATTTCCACACCATTGACCTTCACGGACGCAACGCGATTCGTTCCGGGGTTGCTTGTGCCGCCGGTAATCTCAAAGCTACCGTTGGAACTTATCACGTCACCAGCGAATGTTGCCTCTACAACATAACCGTTCGGATCATCGCCGGTCCCGGTATCTGCGGTAATTGTGATCCAGTTACCAGACGCTTCGGCGGTATAATTGGGAGAGCTTGTAGTGCCATTAATTTCTGTGGCAATAGCCGCCGCCGTCACATTATCAGACGTGGCCCAATCAACAGCAGACGTGATAATGCTAACACTATTGACGGTTAGGGCAGACAGCTTATTAACTCCAGCGTTGGCAGAGCCGCCTTGTATTCGCATACCGCCGGTAGCTAAAACTTCGTCTGCGCCATTAACCGCAGCCTGAGTAGTCGCAGCGACAAGCGTCTGATCATCTGTGCCGCTGGTTACGTTGGTGACTGTGGTGTCTGTGGCGAAGGCAAAATTATCACCGCCTGTCACTGTGACAACATTGGTTGATACGGATGCTGAATAGTTATCGTCTGCGTCTATTAAATCCTTGAGATGAGAGGCTATGCCATCATTGTCTGTCATGCCAGCGCGAACACGCCCAGACAACCAATCCTCGACAATAACACCGTCATAAAAATGAACTTTGAAACCGCCGGTAAACTCAGCAATCACATAGGCTTTACCGTCTGAAACCTCGTAATAAATAATGTCGGTCATTGCCAGACCGTCAGGGTGTTGAAGCCGCTGATACGTTACCCCCGCTGGTACGCCTGGGTCGGTGCCACTTCCAAAAACATATAAAACAGAGTCCGTTGACCCCATGCCAAATGTTCCAGACGGCAGCGCGTAAGTTGACACAAACGCCTTGCGTTTTTCAATCTCACCGCCGCGCGATATGTGAGCGTCTTGGCATTGCAGAAGCGTTCCGGGCGGGGTGGTTACATCTAACCGCCGCGCATCCAGCCCAGCCTTAAAATCTTCAACTAGGAGATATGGCATAAGCGCCCCCTAAATTCGCTCTGCGGTAAGACGCTCTCTAAACATTGGCTCACCTTCGCCAGTGTTCATAATAAAACGACGTGTCGTAGACAGACGGCCCTGGAGTACCCGCAGACGCGCAGCGGCCAACTGAAACTTGGCATCTGCGTCCTGAGATTTCTGTCTGGCAAGTAACTCACCGGCTGAGTACAAAGTAATCAAAACGTCGTCTAAATCAGCCGTATCCGTTTCAGCAACAAAATCACTAAGATTTTGAATGCCAGTAAATCTGATGTAATTGTCTAATGTGGCTGCGGTGCCGTTTGAATTTGGCAGCGGCCAAACCTCGATCTGTCCAGAGCCGTAGGGCATCCATTTTAGGGCTGGATCAGCGCGTTCATCTAAGTCGCTGTCGTACATATTGTATTCTTTAGCGCCGACACCGGCAGCTAACAACTGCCAAGTTCCGCCGTTTTTAACGTGGATTGATTCAATTCGCTCAAGCGTCAAATTTGTGGGAACATCGTAATAGCGTGAACCAGCCTGAAGTTGCTTATCTTCTGTGGTTCGCAGGAAAGGCCAATCGTATTCTTCCCAAAGACGTTTTTGGGTGCGTTTTAAAAACTGCTTTAAGGTATCAATCATGTTGACACCCAAAGCAGACGACGTTGAATGACCAACTTCCGCGCGGAGGTCAGTCAACAATTGCTGCATTTGAACGCCGCGAGCCATCTAGTCAGTCTCGTCTGGTGCAGTCAATGCCTCTAATTCTTCATCTGAAATTCCTTCTTCAATAGGCGCGGCCTTGGCTTTTGAAGCACGACCTTTTCTTTTTGGTGACGCAACAACTTCTTCAGGCTTCGCCATTTCAAGCTCACCGTCTACGGCGTCTATATCAATTTCGATATCTTTTAGGTAAATCGGCAGCTTCGGGTCAAAACCCGGATACATACCGTCTATAGTCTCTTTAAGCCGCTTATACTGTTCAATCAACCGTTCTTTTTCGACCTTGTGAGGCCGCTTATCCATTGTGAGTGGGACAATGTTTTTCACCGCTCCCTCACCGTGGATATGATTCAAAATGCTAATTTCAGCCGGTGTTACATCTGGTTTTTCAACCGTGTTACGAATATCACCACCAAGACTGATCGTAACGGAACTAAGCTGCATTCTAAAAGTCCTTTCTAAGTGAAGGGAGAGGGAGGAAAATCCTCCCCCTATCCCAGTTAACCGCTATACTGAGTAGCGCCCAGATAGGACGCATCGGGGATAGCCGCAATCAGCGAGAACCCCTTGGAGCCGTCACACGCACTATTAGGGTCGTAGGTGCCGCGAACATCACCGGTTGTCGCAGATGGCACAGACGCAACGCCGGAAACAATAGTTCCAGACGTGGCGGCGGCTTCATTTTCAAGCTCTTTGAGAACGTTTGCGCCGTTCGGCATGAACACTGGTAGACCAAGAACGTCAGCAGTACCAACTGTGAGGCTGGTAATGTTGCCAGACGAAGAAACGTCTGTGACGGTCTTAAATGCTTTTTTACCAGTAAGTGACGTTCCAGAAGCGGAGCTTTCAACAACAACGTTGCCGTAAACGTCCGTGCCAGTAACTGTAAGAACAGCAGTTCCCGTCCAGGCCGCAACCACATTGCGAGCATAATCAGCCGAACCCACAAGGGCCGCACTTGCAATTGCGGCAGTCGCCGTGGTGTCTACCGAAAAAACACCAGCAGAGGTTAGGTCTTGAGACTCGACGTATCCATTCGCATCAGCCGCAGCGGGGGAGCCAAGGTCGATTTGAACAACAGACACATTAACCGTGCTATCGACTGAGCTACCGCCAACAACAGTGGAGTTGCGTCCAGCTTGGTCAAGCTGCACTCTAAGAATGTCGCCAGACGGAATGGTTGTCTGACCAGCACCCCACGTCAGCGTAATGTCGCCAGCGTTAAAGGTTAAGGTAAAATCACTGGGGGCTTTCCATTCTTTTTGGAAGGCAACTAAGCGATGGTCAACGCCGCCAACAAAGTCGCCGCGATCATAACCAGACGGGTAGGAAAGCGTGGCTGTGCCAGACGCCGCCAAATTACTCGCCAGGGTGTGTGAAATCACTTGAAACATAATGAAATCTCCTATTTTGTCGTTAGGGACCGATTTTCACCGGTCCCTATTATCAACATTAAGCGATGGCGTAGACGCCGTGGCAGTTCAACTGATTAGCCATTAGACCACCGGTCCAAGTCAGGGCGCGGTACATAACGTACTGATCTGACGGGCGAGCGGGAGAATGCTGCTTCATATCTTCACCGTCCATCACCCAAAGCTTCAGGTGATTGGTGTCGATGATGAAACAGTATTTGCTTCCCGAACCAGCACCAACAGAATCAATATTCAGACCATCCATAGTCGGATCGTACTGAAACTTCATACCGCCAAAGTGAACAGCACCAACGCTGGCGTCTTGTTTGCCACCGAAACCGGTCTGCGAGTAGTTACCATTGGCTCGCAATTCAGTTTCCAGAGCGCCCAAGAAGTCAGAGCCGCAGACGGCCAAGTTGGGGCGTCCGCCATACCGACGAAGTTGACGAATTTCTTCTTGAAGCACTTGCAAGAGAACACCGCCATTGGTGGACGCAGACGTGGTTTTTGCCGCCTGAGTAAGCGCCCGGTTGCGCCACCAAGAATAAGTTGAGCGATCCAGACCATGAATGGTGCCGGTTGCGGGGGCAACGCCGGTCGTCGCCGTCGAAGTGATCAAAGCTTGGATACCAGGGACAGCTTTCGCGTCCTGAGTACCATCAGCCCAGAGCATATCATTGAAGGTGTTGGCCCAACCTTCCATCATATCGTCCAGTTTATCTTCAAGAAGACCGGTCAGACGAGTCAACTCAACATTGGAATGCTCAGTCGTTTCGTCGCTGTTCAGCGAGTCTACGACGGAAATTCCGTCATGTTTGAGTTCGGTCAAAGTGAGCGAAATACCAGCGTGGATTTCGTACCATTGGGCGACCGCGCGTTTGATGTTGGCGGGATTGGCATACGACACCGTGTCGTTGTGGGTAAAGCCCTCAACAGCCGTGGTGTAATCGCCTTTAACGGGGGTTGAGATATCATCTTTACCACCAGCAAAGGTTTTCGTGCCTTTCAGCAACGCATCCATTAGAGGTTTATCTTGCAAAGATTGAGCAAGAGCGGGTCCACGCACATAATGGTCGAGCGCGGCGTTAGCGATATTTGAAAGTTCACCAGCAGAAAAAGCCATAACTAATTTTCCTTTTGTCTGGCACTATCCGTTTGCCGCTTGCGTTACTGCTTCCAACAGTGTTTTTGCGGCTGGACGTGCATTTGTGGATACCTGTCCGCTAGGTGTCGGCTTGGTCGGGGTCTTTTTCGGCATCATCGAAGAAAGAGTAGAATTTATTTCTCCGTAGGCTTCGTCTGCCCATTTAACCGCTTGTTCTGCCGTCTGGGGGTATCCCCTTTGGGATACAAAGACGCCAACCTTGTCTTCAACTAGCTTCTGTTTTCTGGCGAAATCTGGGTCAACCTTGGCCGTTCTTGTCTCCCACTCTTCCACAGCGCCGAATATATTTTGCTGTGACACAGCAACTTGTTCTTGCTGCTGGCGGACGCTTTCTGCTTCCCGTTGCCGTTTAAGCAACTCGTTTTCAGACCGCGCTTGAGACAATTCCCGTGCCGTGTCTGGATAAACCAGACCTTGATCAACCTGATCCTGCAAATCTTCTGGCAATTCCATGCCAACTTGCACTTTCAGGTCGTGCAAATACCGATCAAGGACGTTAATTCCTTGCATGGTATCGTTTTTAAGTAACGCTCCAGCTTGGAATAATTCAGCGACTTCTCTGTCTAGCAGATTGTTCGCAGTCATGTATTCGCGTATCTGGTCGTAACTTTCGGCACGTTCCTTGTAAGAATCCCGTTCGTTTAAAACTTCTTTAAACCGTGGAATCTTATCTAAACGCTCATTTTCCTTCCGCTCTTCCTCAGTTAATTCAACCTTCTCCGTCCCGGAGTCGTCTGCCTTAACCTCGTCTAGAACTTCAGGTTCACCCTCTTCACCACTTTCAGAGTCGGACGACTTCTCTTCAGAAACTTCGTCTTCTTCGACAACAGCCTTAACGGCTTCCAGCAAAGATTCCTTAGATTCTTCCTCTTTAGCGTCCTCAGTATCCGTGTTAGACGAATCCACGGTTTCAATATTAGCGTCTGCGTCTTCTGCGGAGGTAGGCGATTCATCCGCTTCATTTAGCGCCTCTAATTCATCAATAGACACTTGGCTACTCCTTAAATGTCCGTTGTGGGTAGAAATATACTACTGTCTATCGACTAAATCAACAGTCTAGACAGAATCATTCGTCACCTTCATTTACGAAGATAGTGTTTGGAGTGTAAGGCCCGATATTGCTGCGGAGGTAGACGCCATTAAAAAGGTATCCTTCCGCGAAGTATAAATTTCTCGTTATCTCCTGGTTGCCATTCAAGGCCCAAACTACGCTCTTGTTTATCAGCCAAAGCCGCCGCCAGAGAGTTTACTGCCCCGAAGGTTCCGCTTTTTCTGGAAGGAACGCCATACTGACGCAATTCTTCCGGTGACTTAACAGACCATCTACCGCCATGCCCACCCCCCTGCAGTCTGAGCATATACTCACCCAGCGGCATTTCAGTGGATACGCTGCCCCCCGCATTCAGTTTAGTACCGGAGAAGCCGTCGCCATAATCCCGTTCGCCGGAGTAGGTAGCCTGCCCGTTAAGCCGGGTATTAATCAAACCCTCCACCAACATTTTTGCTATTGCGCCTAATTCATCAGCCATTAGAAATCACCCCAATTGCCTATGATGTTAACCCCTGTGTTTGGGATTTGTAAAATGACGGGTTTTGTCAGTTTTGGCATTCTAAAGATTACTGATAGCATATAACCCTCACTGACAAACTGACAAAACTGCCAAAACCCATCAAAGACTGACAAAACTGCCAAAACCCATCAAAGAAACTGCCACTGTTATAGATAAAATTCTTAACCAGTACAATTAAGCACTCCTAAAACCGGCCTGTGGCCCTTGCTGTGATCGTTCGCCCCTTTGAGCATTATTATTGCCTTCACCGCCTTGAGCATTGGGGTCGGATTCTGGATCGCCGTCCCCCTGTTGCTTCAGACCGTTAGACGCAACGATAGACGGCAACCCGTCTATAATAGCGTCTGTCAGATCAAGGTGATCGTCCATGCGCGTAAGAACCGTCTTAGCCAGCCACGCAGGATTAATCCCCGGCATCTGGACAACAAACGGCAGAATTCTCTCCATATTCGCCATTTCAAGCTCACGGTTGGGCCGACCCGAACTACCAGCCTCAACCTCAAGATAAATTTCTTCGGCTGTCTCCTGCCGCTGCATTTGGGGCCAGACAGCGCCGGGACCAACGATCTTGTTGACCGTTTCCTGGTCAACCTCAAGCAACAACAACTGACCAGTAGCTCGCGCCAATTCGGTGAACATATCGTCTAGCTCATCTACGCTGGAAGATGTAGACGAGGCGCGAGAGCCTTCTGCAATAGCGTTAGCCGTTGCCGTGCGATTATTGGCCGCACCAAAACTGGTTTCGTCCGATCCAACCACACGCTGCATATCTTCAAAAATATAGCCAGTTTCGTATAAATTTGGATCAACACCAACAGACGGAACGGGACCAAGGATATCATTGATTTTTACGCCGTCAGCCAAGCCATTAAGCTCAAGAACTTCATGCGGCATACCAGTGCGCAGCAAATCCTTGTCTGTGTCTTCCATAGCCCCAGACGGCATCGCGTAGCGCGGCCTAGCCGCAATGCGGTGTTCACGCAAACCTTGGCGCGACCGATTGTGTTCTTTTTGCATATCACGCATTAGCCGTACATCAGACTGCGGAATGATTTCCTTGTCGTCTTCAATGTCATTGAACGTCAATGAGAAGAACGGGAAAAATCTTTCGATTGGCACGTTCGGGGCAGACGGCTCAGATAGAAAATCTGGGTAGCCGTCTGCGATAGTGTACATTAGACCGGTTTTCTTGTCGTAGAACTCCCAGACGCAAACCATTCCATCTGCTGCTGTTTTGGTGCCACCGACAATGCGCGTCGGAGACTTATCTTTCTCTGGCTTGTAGCCGGTGAAGTTCTTACCAATATCAACGCCATAAACCTCCTTCACTTCGTTGACGTGCATCAGGTATTCTTGAGCGACCCAGCCAGCGCCGATAAAGCCGCGCAAGTGTTGGCATTTGGGGTCAACGATAATCGTATGCGAATGAGGGAAATCAAAGATTGCACCCTCACGGACAATAACTTCAGGCTCGTTCTGAAGCTGCTCCATAGCCAACATTAGCTGTTCGGCTTCAGGGCTGTCTTGCTCAATCTCGCCGTCTGCAAGGTCAGCAGACAGACGTTCGATATGCCCCAGACGTTGTGTAATATCTGCGATCTGGCTAGACACCTCCGGGCGCTGCTCCATCTCGCGCTGAAAGCCCAGCTTCACATAGCCCACGCCGGTAATAACTGTCCGCCGCACAAGTTGTTTCATTTGGGTTTTAAAGCCCGGAATTTGCTCTTGAAGCGTATAGTGGAAAAGGATTTCAAGGGTTTTGGCGATTCGGTCTAATTGCTCGCGCCGCTGAGAGCCTTGCTGATAATCCTGCATCAGCGCAATGTCAGTGGGCGACGGCATCATTCCAGACTGCGCAGCCAGCATCATATTTTGCTGCGCCAGCATGATCGTTTCCATATCACCGTCCCAGATAGCAAAGTCTAGACGCTCCCGGCGTTTAGCCACCGCCTTGGGGTTCTTGGCATACAAAGCCGCTGTCCGCTGTTGGACGTGGCGCTGCACAATGTTGGCAACATAGTGGTTCTTGGGCGTCTGGGAATCCCGACCATCACGCACCATTTCCATGTCTTCAGACATACGCTTAAACACTTTGCTGTGGTGCTTTTTAGCTTTGCGCACGTCGTCTGCCAGCTTTGAAACTAAAGCCTTGCGTGATTCGCGCTCGTCTACCGGGACTCTAACCATACTGCTTTTCTGGTCACTGGTGCCAGCGGAGACATCTCCGTTACCGTCAAAGACCGGCTGTTCTTCAAATTCAACCATCAGAACCCTCCGTGGTTCGCGTAACGCGCTTGGCGTTTCCTGAAATTCGAGTCTGCCTTAACCCATGCCAGGGTTCCCACCTTGGGGGCGCTTCTTCTTGGCTTGGTAATCGCAGCCGAAACCTGTCTGCCAAGACCCAAACCAATATACGCAAGTGCATCGACAAAATCGTCGTGTCTATGATGAGGAAACTTCAACATTTCATCCATCGCATCAGACAACCAAGTTGAGTTTTCGGGGAAGTGAACTTTGCCCATCGCCATTCGGCCCTGAATCGACTGTGCGCGGGTTTGTTTATCTGCTGCTGGCGTAACCTCATGGAGATTGATGTATGTCCTTTCTTCCAACATTCGTTTCCGTAAAAAAGGCCCAATCGACTTCGATATATGGCCTCTTTCAGCCCACCAAATTAGAGGCTTTCTCGTCTGCATTAATTGAAGCATAGCATCGACAACATGGTCTGCTGTTTTTCTGCGCCACCAACAATCCAAAACCCAAATGTCGTCGTTTTCGTCTACGCCGACGGTCAGCAACACTGTAGCATCATTTGTCTGTTTTGTCCCTACTGCATGATCAGACGCAGCGTAATATTTCAATTCCTTTGGTAGCTCGCTCGGCTTATATACCTTAATCCAATCGCGCTTAAAGAAGTCGCCGTCTTCAGGCGTGGGCCTTTGCTGATAAAGTGCCGAAAAGCCGCGCGGGTTAAGCTGGCGCTGGGCAATACCGAACGCTTCATCAAACCGTTCGGGCCAAAGTGTCTCACCCTTTTCTCGGCCCATAGGGTCGTCTTCTTCGGCAAAGAACGGCAGTTTGATCACCTTCCACCTCTTAGCCTCTTCGGCGTTATAACAGGGGTTTGTAGGGTCCGTCAGACGACCAACAATATCATCCTCGTTCCATCGCGTTATCACAATTACAACCGCAGCCCCCGGCATCAGCCGTGTCATGGCAACCTTGGTAAACCATTGCCAGCACTTCTCGCGCGTCGTTGGGGAGTCTGCTTCTTCAGCGTCTTTTAGAATATCATCTATAACTAGACGGTCTGCGCCACGGCCTGTTAGCGCACCGCCGCGCCCTTTAAATACCGCAATCCCACCTTCACTTGTCTGGATACGATCTTTCGCGGCACCGCCCTTCCTGAAACCGACGCCGGGGAATATCTGCTTGAACTGCGGCGACATCATTATTTCACGCACTTCAACACCAAAATCACCAGCAAAGTCTTCATTGTAAGTGGCAAACATGATCTGCTTATACGGATCACGTCCCAGCATCCATGCAAGAAACCGCTTCGACACCAATTCAGACTTGCCGTGTCGGGGGGGCATAGTAACGATCAAACGGGGGATGTGTCCCCTGTCTACCTCTTCAAGAGCCGCAGACAATATCTTGTGGTGTTTCGCGGCACTGTAGCGCGAACGATCAAGATCGTCTGGGTCTTCCGGGTGGGGCATCGTAACCTGAGTGAATTTCAGAAGATCGTCCTTCGCGTCCATCATCAAGAGCGCTCTGGCCGCTGCCTTTTGCTGCTGGTTTGAATAAGTCTTTTTAGTTTCCTTGGACACCGTAATGACCTTTTCTTTTAAATATAACCGTCAACCTATCCACAATTGTAAACCAGACGATTCGGGGCGATGGCAAATAAAGCCAAAACTCGCCCCAGCCCTCACTAAAAAATGAAACGGTTATAATCCAACGGTCATAAGTCAGGCGGACTCCAACCCCATAAAGCAGGCCATGTGGGGGTTGTTTACGCCAAGGGATCAAAGGACGCTCCTCTTTACAAACCGACTCATGGCCCAATAAAGGAAAATGGCTCGCCAAGTGCTGCCCTTCTCAAGAGCCTTCATCACTTTGGGTATGTACTTGGTAAACATCGTTTTAGCGATTTCATCACGGTTTGGATGGCTGCGCAACAGGTCGGCACCTAACGGAGCCTCACGATAGTATTTGCGGATCAGCCACTTGGCTATAGGGTGATTATAAAGTTTATCGCGTACCTTGCGGAAGGTTTGCAGTTCAACGCAGTTATCCGGCTTACCCATGACTTCGCAAGCCGCCGTTGTCAAGAAGCAAGCACCATCACCACCACCATCATCGCCGCCATCACCCGTACCGCCGACTGCCGTGCTGTATTCGTCTGGGTTCGTAGATATTTCATTTTGTAACTCGCCGTAACTGAGATCACCAACAAAGTCTTGTGCTTCAGCCCTGAAAGGCGTGTCATAATATGTATTTGCATCTAATGGTTTACCTGTGTCAGCGTCTACCCATTCAGTTTGGTCAAATGTCGAGCCAAGCCGTGATGTTGCATATTCAGGCCCATACTCAATGTAGGTTCCAACAGGAGCGGTCCCTCCTCTCTCAATCCCAACAGGAGCCGTAGAGAGAGAATTGTAATTATTCAAAGGGCCACTTTGATAGAAGACGCCCCCCGGTTCACTTGTTTTGCCGCTCATAAAGCCCTGACCGGTAACAGACAGGCTATCGGGATCAATGGCCGGGTTGCCCAAATCCTGATACGCACCCATGCTATTAGCAAGGCTACCAAAAGGCCCAAGCACAAGAGTTCCCGGCCCCGCCAAAAGAGAGCCAAGCCCCATTATTCCAGCGCCGACTTTAGCAGACGTGTTTAAATCACTGTTAATCATGGTGCCAGCGGTCCCATGCGGACCTTTACTCATTACACCACCAATAATATCGGCGGGATCGGTACTGATGTAGCTCCCGTTCGGTTGGGCGTGTAAATTACTTGGATCGGTAACGCTTATTTTCTCTGGTGCGCTAGTAAAAAAATCAGTAATAACGTCCGCAATACCCTTACCCTTACCAGATGCCCTCACAGTCTCCTGGCCGCTATTTTTTGAATTATCAATAATCGCCATAATATTCTCCTAAAAATCCCATTCTTTCACGACACCTTGAAGTAGCCCACAACTGCACCCGCAGTGGCAGTAATACCGGTCAGCCCCTTCAAGATCCACGAGTGCAGTTGCACCCGCACCGCCACCGATTTCAATTCCTGCATGACTTCCAGGTGGTTATCTGTTTGAGCCGAACGCATTTTATTGACGCCAGCCCAAAGTGCTGTGACGTTTTTGTCGATTACCTCTTGTTGAGTCTCGATCTTTGCCAGCCGCTCTGCATCACTCACGCTCATGTCCCAAAATCCTGCTCTATGGTGGTCGGGATGGGAGAAACATTTTTCCATTTTTGGCCTGCGTTAATTATGCACGCCGTGTCATCTTCATCACCCTGGATGTCAACTATGACAAATTGTCCATCGCTCAGACCCCAGACAGCAACCGCCGTTCCGGCGTTCGATTTACCGTGACCCATCAGCGCCCCACCCGCCTGGGTCAAGAATGTATTCATGTCATCGCTTGTTCCGCACACCACCGTCACTAACACCTGTCCTGACATCATTGCCGCTGCCGCTGGAAACGACCAGATAGAAATTGCGGCAGCAAGGAGCGCGAATTTAAGCATCAGCCTGTTTTCGGATGGTCAGCTTTGACGTTTGCAATATGGTCTTTCCAGGTTGTGCTGCCGTCAGCGAGATCGTGGAACATCATATCGAGTTGATCGCCGACATCGCCGTATGCAGCTTTTCGGTCATCTTTCCACTTGTGGTTAGCTACATAATCAGCTTTTTCCGCAGCTACAGCAGCCTCTTCTGCATCTCTAGCTGTCTCTTCTTCTTTTGTGAAGTAGACAGAAACACCGTTGATGGAGCCAGTGCGCCTAGCAGGATCACGGTCAGCTACATCATCAGGCGCAATCTCTTTGCCAAGGGCTAATTGCTGTTCGGTAACTTCTTCTCTTGTATGCATAATCTTCTCCTATAAGTACATAATATTCATAGCGCCAGCATCGAAGGTGCCGCTATCGGGAACAAGGCTAAGTTGTGTAAGTTCGGCTGATAGCGATTTAAGTCCAGCCCCTACCAACATGACTCTTGCTGTTCCCATATGTATTGAATGAGAACA